GCCCCAAGGCTATCAAGGTTAAGTTCATCTCTCACACTCAACTGCTCAGCGACATCAAAAAAACTTGGAACGATAAACACGCTCAAGACCCTCTCAAAGATTGGCTTGATGGAGTTGATGTGTTGCTCATCGATGAGTTTGGCGGTGTTGGTGGATCTGCTAACAAAACCTCATGGTGGCGTGAGCAGACTATCCAATTGATACAGGAGTTCTCTCAGCTTTGGGCAGCTGGTAAACTGCAAGTCATCCTCACCACCAACCTAGCACCTCGACAAGTGCTAGACTCATTAGGCGATAACTCAGCGGCTCACAGCAGACTTGGCGCAATGTTTCCCGAGCCTATCAAGATGGTGGGTCATGACCGACGAGTCGAGCGAGTTAACGCTAGCGCTTGGGGCTTTTGACGAAACGGCCTCAGAGCCACATGAAAAACTCTGAGGCCGCTCACCCACAACTGAAGACCTCAACGTTATCAAAAAAAGTGTTGACGCGCAATACTCGCATACTTTAACCTCGTTGAGCTTATCAGCCTATCCTTACCCTTTTTAACCTACGGTGTGAAGCCGGGTACGCTATTGGGGACACGAGATCTTTGCGAACTAGGTTGATAAGCAGTTTCAATCTGACCGAGAGAATTAACATGATCAACCAAGTAACCCTAATCGGGAACCTTGGCGATGACGCTGAGTTAAGGACGACCCAAAGTGGTACTCCCTACACTTACTGCCGAATCGCGACTAACGAGAATTACAAGGATGGCCAAGGGAACTGGCAGACCTCCACAGAGTGGCACACTCTAAAGATCTGGGGGCAGAGCTCCAACAGGGCAGCGCAAGTACTCAAGAAGGGGAAGCGCGTATTTGCTCAGGGTAAGCTCAAGAGCCACACCAACACAGATAATAAGCGCTTTTGGGAAGTGCGGGTAGACACTTGGCGTCTGCTCGAAACAGAAGATAAGCTCTTACCTCCTGAGCCTACCTACTCTCATAACCCTTCAAGCTTTGGCGAGGGATGGAACCGCCGTTAACCCAACCCACAGAATTAATTTGAACCTCACTTGAGGACAGGAAAAAGACATGAGTAAAAAACAGATGGGGCCAATAGCCAGACACTCGGCACTAACCAAACTCCAAGCGGCTAGAGAGCGGCTAGGAGCTCCAAAAAAAAAGATTGAGAAACCACAGTTCATACCTTGGCCTATCGAGCTACTCCCCACTGAGTTTACTGATGAGGAGCTCGCGACACTACCGGAGTTTTTAAAATGAACTCTTCTCTTCAGTTGGTACAGTGGGGCCATGTAGATCCTGAGATACAAAGGGAAATTGAAGCGCGAAATGATGCTTCTTTATCTTCTGTGGATCTACTTAAAACCTTAAGTGATCTATTCCCAATAAGTTATGAAGCCTTCATGTTTTTTCATGAATACCGCCAGGTTTTCATCACTCTTAAATACGCTAACCAATCTGAAAGAAAATCTCGCGCCCTTAGTTATAGCTACGATTATAGAACAGATTCCAAGCGGGCTTCTTTAGCTCTTTATAAAGCATACAGGACAAAGCTAGGCCTATCCGAGAATGAGGTAGCTAAACTCTTTTTTGACGCAGCATTAAACCAACAATTTATTCATCAAGGGTTGTCTAGAATATGGCCAAATTAACCCCTGAGGAGCGCCGCGCTTATTATCGTGAGCGCTACCGTAGACGCTTAGCCGCTGAGACTCCCGAGGAGCGAGAACAACGCAAGCACTATCAACGGCTCAAGTATGAGATGAAGATGGCGGCTGAGACTCCCGAGCAACGAGAGGAGCGGCTAGCCAAGGCGCGTGAGTACTACCGACAGCGTGTAGCTAATGAGACTCTTGAAGAGAAGGAGCTCCGGCTGGCCAAGGCGCGTGAGTATAATAAGAAAGAGCGACGAGAATATAGCAGGCTCTACAGTCGGAAGCGACGAGCCAACGAGACCCCTGAGCAACGCGAGAAACGACTAGCTAGACACAGAGAATATCAACGAAAGAAGCGAGAGCGAGAGAAGAACGATGAGTGATATAAAATTAGTTTCCAAAGATACAACGCGCACGCACGTAAGGACAGGTGAGGAGATATTAGCTACACTCAAAGAGATGTTAGTTACTCGCCTAGAAGAAGACCTCGACTTAACCAACCCTGATGATTTGGACATCTATAACAAGTCGAGAGCCCTTCACGAGTACATCGACAAGACTTTAAGAGAGGCAGAACATGAGCAAGAAGTTAGGAAGAAAACCTTACCCACGAGAGGTGAGAGATAGGCTACTCGATAACCTCAGAGAAGGTATGAGCATAGTGGCCGCTTGTACTCAGGCTGGCATCAGCGAGAATACTCACTACCGCTGGCTAGATGAGTGTGAAGATGGAGAGTGGACTGAAGAAGTTAACGCTGCCAAAGACTTCGCTGAAGCGGTAGCGCTCTCCAAGCTCAAACGACTAGGTGACGAAAAAGCAGACTGGAGAGCTTACGCTTGGATACTAGAGAGGCGTTACCCTGATCGATGGGGAGCCAAGAAGGAGCTCGAGCTAAATGTAGGCTCGACCTCTGATAAGGGTACCGAGATGGTCACAGCTATGATCAGCCAAGTACAAGAGGATCTCTCACCGCGTGATGATGAAGAAGAGGACATAACACAAGATGCAGATGATTAGAGTTAAGTTAAAGCGAGCTTGGACTATATACGCTTCCAAGCAACGAACCGAGTGGAGTATAGACAATGGAGAGTATCACATTAGAGCCACTTCAGACGCTGATAGTGATGGCTGGAGTCGCGTATATTTCGATGAGGTTGATGTTTCCCTAGGAGCTCTAGTGACAGTCACTGAGACCAATAAAGATGGCTTGATCAATCGAGAGTATTATGAGGTCACCTCTGAGGGTCTCCAATTTACAGACTGTGACTGATGACTGATCTAGTACTAAACCCGCTTCAACGCGCCATCATAAAGAGCATCCTCTCAGAAGATAGGATAATCGCGGCTCGGTGTGGGTGGGGGAGTGGCAAGACCTCAGCGCTAGTCTTCGCTCTCCTCTTCATTACTAGGATGAGGCCGGGAACCTCTAGCCTGTTGGTCACTGATACTAACCCACGTTACAACAGTGTTCTAATGCCTGAGCTAGAAAAGTGGCTAGGCCCATTGGGGTGGACATATAATCACACCCTCAGACAGTGGCTTGACCCATCCACTAACTCAACTGTTTGGTGTCGCTCGTATTATCGACCGGGTACGCGAGACGCTACCCACAATCCCCTAGAGGGGCTCAACATCACTAGTGGTGTTTGCTTGATCGATGAATGCCAGACTCTCACCGCTGAGGTAGCCCATAAAGCTATGGGGCGTCTTCGGGCCGGCCCTTCTCCCATCATGATATTGGTGGGGTTGCCTGTCAGCTCTGCATGGTGGGTGCAGATGGCAGAGCAAGCAGAGTGTGAACCTCTCCTCTTTAGCTCATACGTCAACGAGGCCAACCTCAGCGCGGAATGGTTCGAGGCCACCAAGCTTCTACCAGCTGAGGAGCGGGAAGCTATGGTGATGAATAAGCCAAGGCCACCCACCGGGCTTATCTACTCTGAGTTCACCGAGTCTCACATCATCGACGGATGGAAATACAAGCCGAGTATGACCGGACGCATAGCCATCGACTGGGGCTTCCGTAAACCTAGCGTCTTGATCATCTGCCACGATGACGAGCTAGGAGCTGACGTGATCTGTGGGGAGCTCAACCCACGAGAGGTAACCATCGAGCAACTCACCACTCTCATCCTAGCCATAGCTTGGCCTCGAGCATATCAAGCCGCAGCACCCTCACCGCGAATATGGTTAGATGTCGGAGTAGCAGACAAGGCAGGCCGAGCGCGGAATGACCAAACAGGGCGCTCAGCATTCCGAGCGATTAGAGGAGCTCCCCCCGGTGGCCTTGGTCTTCCTCTTCGGAGCAACACAGACCCAATCCGCACCGATGTATTAAACGGCATCCAAAGACTCA